ATCTTAAATGCGCCATTTATTCCAGTGGCTACACGCATGGCATCTCATCGAGGAGCACAAGGTGCTATCTATGCTGATATGATCAAACAGACAGGAGTTGATATTACTATTAACTTTTCTGGTAAAATTGAAGATCATAATCAATACGATGAGATGTATGTCTATCATGGTAACGACTGGTCTGGTGGCATGAATGTATTTGGTGGCGTAAAAGGATTTCCTTACGTAGCTAATACTCGTAACTTTTCAAAATTCAAAGGTAAGGTTTACTCTTTGGCTATTGACTTTCCTCCATATCATGAAATGATACAAGAAAGAATTGACAAAGCAAATGAAAAGGGTAATGAAATACAACCTGAATGGCTTGAAGTTGATATTGATAACCTTAAACGAATGTATGAAACAGCTGAAACTATTAAAGTAGTAAACCCAACTAACAAACTTGTAATTGGTGATAGTCATTCTATATGTATGTACCGGCCAGGCTGGACAGTAAACAGTGTTCCATTTAAAACTCTTAATGGTGCTTTAAATGATGGCCTTGGAATGTATTTCAAAGACTTTGATCGTATTAGAGAATTAGAATGTTACTTTGGCAATATTGATATACGTCATCACTTGTGTCGTATTGAAGGTGATCCCATACAAAATTCAAGAGACTTAGCAGATAGATATATAATAGCAGTTGAAGCTTTACCTATTGAAAAGGTTTCAATTTATGAGCTATTGCCTATTGAAAATATATCAAGAAAACTACCAAAGTCTGGTTACTATAAAGACAAACCATACTGGGGTTCTTGGGAAGAACGAAATAATTGCCGTCTTGCTTTTAGAGATCAACTAGAAAAGAAAGCAACTCGTACAAAAATCATTCGATGGGTAGATCCACTTATGAATAAGCAGGGTCAACTTGATTTTGATAAAATGGAAAAACCGCAGTCAATTCATTTATCTAGAGCTGCCTATCCACATTGGACAGGTGAAGAAACGACTGTTAACCTTGAGGAGTTTTTCGGATGAATTACGCAAGCATAGTGCCACTTATTGGTGGTGAAACTATTGCCATGCAAAACGTGGCTAATACTAAACCTGAATATATTTTAAGCTATTCAGCTTTTGAAGCTAACGATAGACAATTAGTGGAGTATTATGAAAACAAAGTTCCTTACTATCATTTGGACGATGGCGTGCAACGGGATCTTCCTTATGTCGATGTTATTAACACTGTGTGCCCTTGTGCTGGTCTTTCTAGTCTTAGTCCTTCAGCATCTTCTACTAATAGCAATAATGATTGGATGTTGGCTACCGCACGTCATGTCTTGGGGACTCTCAAACCTAAAGTATTCTGGGGCGAAAACGCACCAAGACTGGCTAGCAAAATGGGAGAACCAATCGTTGAGCAGTTACGAAGGATTGCAGGCCAAAATGGATACTCACTTAGCATTTATAAAACGAAGTCTATACTTCATGGACTAAGTCAAGTACGTGATCGTACGTTCTATTTCTTTTGGCAAGGTAATATGATTCCTAAGCTTAGTTATATAGAACGTAAGCATGAAAGGATTGAAGATCTTATTCGCAATGTCGAATTGCTAGAAGACGATCCAATGAATGTACTTGTTAATAAGAATAAGCCAAGTGATAATCCATTGTACAAATATGTGCTTGAAGAAATTGAGGGTGGTATCACACATTCACAGTTCCAAGATAAGATCATAAAAAGTACTGGCCCACATGATTGGATTGAAGCTCATACTAAGTATAATAAAGTTGCTGAGTGGATGCTTGAAAAGGGCTATGAAAACGAAGCACGAAAGTGTACTCGTATGTACCACAAACTAAAGAGTGGTGGTAACATTATGCGTAAAACTACTGAAATACCAAAAGACTATATCGGTGCTTTTGTAGGTCACATGCCTGGATCACTTACTCATCCAGACGAAGATAGATACTTAACTATTCGTGAGTGCTTAGCAATTATGAAATTGCCTGGTGACTTTATGCTACAAGGAGGAGTTAAAAATCTAAATATGATTTGTCAAAATGTACCAGTAACTACAGCCCAAGATATGGCTGAACAAGTAGATTCATTTGTACACGGTAGACTTGATAATCAAATGCTAGATACTCAGTTTGCTATTCAATGCAACAAAACTAAATCAATAAATTATGAAAAAAGTCCTGTACAATTGGACCAATTTATGATATAATATACTATATTAATGATAAAAAGAGGATGAACTATATGTCAGTAATGGACAAACTAAAAAAGAATTCGAAGATCAAAGAAACTAATATTCTTTCGGATTCAATCTACTTTAAAGACAAAGCAATGGTTGCTACTGAAGTGCCAATGATTAACGTTGCGCTATCAGGAGATATGGATGGTGGTTTAACCTCCGGTCTCACAGTACTTGCTGGTCCGTCAAAACACTTTAAGACTTCGTTTGCACTGGTTATGGCTGCAGCTTATCTTAAGAAGCATAAGGATGCAATTATGTTATTCTATGATTCTGAGTTTGGCTCACCTCAATCATACTTCGAAGCATTTGGCATCGATACAACTAGGGTATTGCATACTCCTATTACCGATGTTGAAAAACTTAAGTTTGATATTATCGGGCAACTTGAAAATATTGAACGTAAAGATAAAGTTGTAATTGTAATTGATTCAATTGGTAACCTAGCTTCTAAGAAAGAATTAGAAGATGCTATTAATGAAAAATCAGTTACGGATATGTCAAGGGCCAAAGCTCTTAAAGGTCTATTCCGTATGATTACACCATATCTTACTATGCGAGATGTTCCACTCTTGGCGGTTAACCATACCTACATGAGTTTGGAAATGTTCTCTAAAGCTACTGTCTCTGGTGGTACTGGTATCTATTACAGTGCGGATAACATCTGGATCATTGGAAGGCAGCAAGATAAACAAGGCACTGAAATCAAAGGATACCATTTCATTGTTAACATTGAGAAATCACGTTTTGTACGAGAAAAGTCTAAAATACCTATCTCCGTTTCTTGGGAAGGTGGCATCGAGCGTTGGAGTGGTTTGCTTGATGTTGGTCTCGCCGGTAATTATGTTGCTAAGCCTTCTAATGGTTGGTACTGCCGTGTTGATCGTAGCACTGGTGAGCTTGTGGATCCCAAGTTCAGAGAAAAAGATACTCTAACCGAAGAGTTCTGGAAACCAATCTTTGAAGATACAGACTTTAAAGAGTATGTAAAATCTAAATATCAAATTGGTCTAATCCCTATGGATGATGCTGAGTTGGATATTGAGGAAGCATAATGGTTACCATTGATGATTACACCTTTGCTGAAGCTGACCAAGACGACCAGTGGGCTATTCGTCTTAGAACTCAGTGGCCAGGTGTAACATATGTATATGGCAAAATTAAAGTAATTGAAAGCGCAACTGGAGAAGCTTCAATTAACTTTAATTATAAGATAGTAGATGCTGGTGAATTCGTAGCAGAAGACCTTGAGCAGTCTGACGAATTTAAAAACTACTTGGGCGAAGTACTCCAGCATGTAATTGAAGACGCATTTGAAAATGGGAAAGCGAAAATAAATGATCGAAGCAAACATACAACAAACGATAATCCGGAATCTACTCTCCAATGAAGAGTACCTCCGAAAAGTAATACCATTCTTAAAGAAAGAGTACTTTGAAGCTGATTATAAAACAGTCTTTAAAGAAATAGTAACCTTTGTAAGCAAGTATAATAAGCTTCCAACTAAGGAAACTCTTACACTCGATATGACTGCCAACGGGACATTTGATCCTGCATCTGGTTTAGTTGATCTTGTGTTTACTCCAGAAAAAGTAAATGATGATTGGTTAATTGATAACACTGAGAAGTGGTGTCAAGATAGAGCTATCTATCTAGCCATTATGGAATCCATCAACATTATTGATGGTAAACATCAGAGTCTGACGAAACAAGCGTTACCTGAGATATTATCTGATGCATTGGGCGTATGCTTCGATACCAATGTTGGTCATGATTATATTGATAATTCAGATGAACGCTTTGACTTCTACCATACTGTAGAAGATCGTCTACCGTTTGACTTGGAGAATTTTAACGCCATAACCAAAGGTGGTCTCCCAAACAAAACTCTGAATGTTGCACTGGCCGGTACCGGTGTGGGTAAGTCTCTCTTTATGTGTCATGTTGGAGCTGGTGCTCTAATGCAAGGTAAAAACGTTCTCTATATTACTATGGAAATGTCTGAAGAACGTATTGCTGAACGTATTGATGCGAATCTGTTCAATTTGCCCATTGATCAGTTAGACAAACTAAACAAACAAATGTTTGATAATAAGATTGCCAAGATTGCTCAAAAGAATATTGGTAAGCTTATTATAAAAGAATATCCCACCGGTGCCGCTCATACTGGTCACTTCCGTGCTCTATTGAATGAGCTTAAACTAAAGAAGGACTTTGTTCCAAATATTATCTTTATTGATTATTTGAATATATGTTCTTCATCTCGTATGAAAGGTCTTGGTGGATCTATCAATACATACTCTTATATTAAGTCTATCGCTGAAGAAATGCGTGGTTTGGCTGTTGAGTTTAATGTACCTATTATGACTGCTACTCAAACTACTCGTTCTGGTTTCTCCAATAGTGATGTTGGATTAGAAGATACTTCTGAATCATTTGGTTTGCCAGCAACAGCCGATCTTATGTTTGCTTTAGTATCTACCGAAGAGCTTGATAAGCTAGGTCAAATGATGGTCAAACAACTTAAGAATCGTTACAATGATCCTACATATAAGAAAAGGTTTGTAGTTGGCGTTGATAGATCTAAGATGAGATTATACGATGTAGAGGAATCTGCTCAAACCTTAAATGATGATATACCTGTATTTGATAAATCAAGCTCAGGCCAGGCCATTAAAACTGAGCGAAAAGACTACTCTGACTTCAAAGTTTAGAAAATAAAATGAAATAAAATGCTAAGCCATTGTTTTCATTGGATATTCGTGTGCACTTTTTCCTTTACATTTGCTAAAAAGTATGATATAATATACTTATAAAATGGAAAAAGGAAAGAAAAATGTTTAAAAAAGAATTGTTCACTACTGATGGTCCTTACCTTAGATATGACAACACAATCGTTGCTAGGTTTAAGTATGCTGGTCCTTTCACAAAAGCTAAGTTCAAGAAGTTTTTGATTAACTCTGGTCTTACTGTAGACAACTATTTCACAATGAAAGAAGAAGGTCTTGCTCCTCTTGATGTATGGCAAACTCAAAGCCCTGAAACATATCAGGATGTATTAACTGCTTGGAGGAACAAATAATGTCATATAATTATCAAGTCCTTCAGTCAGTTCTTAAATCCATCGCTGAAGACAGCTCAACTGAAAATATCTATGATCAAATTGGGCGTCTTACAACTGATGAAATCCGTAAGATGCAAGATCTTTTTGCTATCATAGATCAAGCTGGTTCTGATAAAATCCAGCACATGGGAGAATAGAATGGAACAAGCACTTAAAGATCACATTATGGCACAACGTCAAGAAGCTGAAGAGTTTTCTAAACAACCTGATTGTTGGATGGGAAGCTTACCGCATCCGGATGAGTTTCTCTATTGGACTGCCAGAGTTCCTACTGGTACTCTTAAAGAGTTCACACGTATTGAGCTAGAAGAGTCAGCTTACTATTGTGTTGCTGATGCATATAGCAAATCATATGCAAGGTCTATTGATTTCTCTAAAATGTCTGACGAAGAGATTAATAAGCAAATTGATAGTGCTTGTAAGTCTATAGAAGAAGACAATAAGTTCTATGAAGAGGAAGAAAAGAAATCCAAAGAAGAAGAGGCTAGGTTAGCAGAAGATCTTGGTATTGATGTTGCTACACTTCAGCGCTGGTTAAAACAAGAGGCGGCATAAATGGTAGATGCACAATGGCAAAAACGTATAGAGAACGTTATTACACTTATCAATTCACTTGATAAAGATCAAAAGTGGGCTAAAGAGTATTGGAGCTTAGTATTACATAGACTAAAAGAGAAAGGCAAAAAAATACATGACTAATATTGTTGAAGTAAGTGGTGGTAACAAATTTCAAAGAGACATCGCACATAAGACAATAGCTTTTATGATTAAGAAGCTAATGCCACGTATGAAGACTCTTGATATTAATGTTGAAATTTGTGATATTAAATCAGATGCAGTTGGTTTTGCTATGATGACTGATGATACTCGTACATTTGAAATAGAAGTTGATAAGAAAATTAAATTAAACGATTTTGTAACTACCTTGTGTCATGAAATGATACATATCAAACAATATGCTCGTAAAGAAATTAATGGTATTGACCTATGTTGGAAAGGTAGAAACGTTCCTGAAGGCACTGATTATTGGAATTTACCTTGGGAAAAAGAAGCATATCGTTTACAAAAAAAGTATGCTGATGAGATTTGGGAGTCTGATTTATTATAAATACAGTGGACAGAACAATTATTTTAAAAGTCCATGGAAAATATAAATGAAAAGCTTCAAAGGATATTTAACAGAAATGTATAACTTTCTGCCAAAGTCTGAACAAGACATATTAGGCTCTAATCTACCTAATAAAAGAGAAATGGCTAGGTTGTATAATCTTATTCAAGGTTTGACTAACAATGCTATGGATGATCCATTAGCCATTGATTTTAAATATCCCAATGTACCAAAAATCTCTCGTAAGTTTGAAGGAGATTTTGATTTAGATAAATTAAGAGTTGACTCAGGGTTTGGAAAAGTAGCCTTTGGAGATGGCTCACGTGGAAATAGGGGCGGTGGAAACCGTGGTATCCTATTTGAAAAATACCTATCAGATGATTTAAACCTTTACATTGAAACTAGAGATGAAAAGGCTGCTTATCGTTATCCAAAATATATGAAGTATCTTATTAAGAACTTTTTAGGTAAAGCTCGAAGTATTGAAGTAAAGGATATGGGCGCTTTAAATCAACGGCGTCCTGTAATGTTTATGGGTGGGAAGTTTCTAATCTCACCAGGATTAGGGAAAGACATTGGTGCTACTGTTACAGACATTACACTTATACTAGATAATGAGCCAATGCATCTATCATTAAAGATGGGTTCAACAGTTACATTCTTTAACTCAGGTATTACTAAGTACTTGACTAAAGGAGAAATTGAAGCAGGTGAAATTAAGAAAAAAGAAGGACTTATGATTCTTAATTCTCTTGGTATTGATCCTAAGTTGTTTGCTAAAGTCTTTAATGAATACAAAGGAAAGCCTTCTACAACAGCAGCAAGAGGTCGTTTTGGTTCTAGGGCTAAAGTTCCTCAGTCTACAAAGTTACCACGTAGAGTAAATGTTACAAGCTCAGTAAATAAAGTAGCTCTTAAAAACTTACTTATAAGTGGAGTTGGATTTGGTTATCATTTAGTACATGCTTCTAAAGCTGGTAAAGATGATATAGCACACTTCCATATTAAAGATGCTAGCCAAACAGCAAAATTAGTAACTCCTAAGTCAGTTATTGTTGAGTACCCTCAAGGAAATGCAAAACGAGTTAATATTAGAATTGACACACCAGGCTTTGAATTTGTAGTAAACATCAGAGACAAATCAGGTAGTAGTAAATTCCCATCTCACATTATGTGTGATTATAAGGTAAAACATTAAATGATAAAAAGTTTCAAAACTCACGTTCTTACAGAACAAAAAAATACTCACATGATGCACTTGGAAGACCAAGTTATCTATGGTGGAGTTAAGGGCGCAAGGGATGCAATCCTTGCACTACGTTCTTTACGTGATATGTTAGCTGGAAACTCTACTAAATCTGTAGATGTTACAGTAAAATGGGATGGTGCACCTGCAGTTTTTGCTGGTAAAGATCCAGGCGATGGCCAATTCTTTGTAGCTAAAAAGGGTGTGTTTAATGCAACACCTAAGGTTTATAAATCACATGCAGATATCGATGCAGATACATCAGGGGATTTATCTGACAAATTAAAAGCCGCTTTTGATGCTTTGAAATCAGCTAACATTAAAGATGTTATACAAGGTGACATTATGTTTGTCAAAAGCGATCTCAAAAAGGATAAGATCGATGGACAAGAATATATCACCTTCCACCCGAATACGATTGTTTATGCTGTGCCTGCGGGAACACCAATGGAAAAAGAAATTAGCAAAGCAAAAATCGGAATCGTTTGGCACACAACATACAAAGGAAAAACCTTTGAAGAAATGAAAGCATCTTACTCAGTTGATATGAAACAACTAAATGGTGCTAAAGGTATGTGGGCACAAGATGCTACACTAAGAGATCTGTCAGGTACAGTAACTCTTACTAAAAAAGATACTGAGGAAGTAACTGCAGCTCTTAGTTTAGCAGGTAAGATTTTTAAACGAATTGCTTCAACTACTTTAAAAGATATAGAAAAGAACGAAGAGTTAGCTAGGACAATAGAGACTCACAATAATAAGTATGTTCGTAAAGGACAAAAGGTTACAAATACATCTAAACATGTTGAATCTCTTATCAAGTTTATTGGTGATAAATATGGTAAAGAGATAGATAAAAGATCTAGTGAAAAGGGTAAACAAGCTCAGGTTGTAAAACGTGATGACTTACTTAAATTCTTTTCAACAAGAAATAGAACTAATTTAAAATTAATTTTTGATTTGCAAAATGCTATAGTAGATGGAAAATTAAAACTTATAAATAAACTTAATAGACTAAGTAAAATGAATACGTTTATTAAAAAGAAGACTGGCTATGAAGTAACTGGTGTTGAAGGTTATGTAGCTATTGATAAATTGAAAGGTGGAGCAGTTAAACTAGTCGACCGTATGGAATTTTCGACTAATAACTTTTCACCAGACGTGATTAAAGGCTGGGACACACCGTCCCGATCCTAATGGAAAGAGCGGAAATGATACAATTTAAAACATTTGTTGAGATATATGAGGAGACCTCAGTTAATGAGGCACTTAATATTCAGCAACGAATGAAATTAAAGCAATCCTTGCGTAGGAATAAGGCTAAGATCCAATTGGGTCGAAAGCGTGCTGCACGTAAGATGGCATCCGCAGAAGTTCTTAAAGGTCGTGCTAATAAGCAAGCCAAGAATATAATCATTAAGAAAATTCTAAAGAACAAGCAAAAGGGTGACTTATCTTACGGTTCAAGAGTTAACTTAGAAAAACAAGTAGCAAAGCGTAAAAACGCTATTCTACGTTTGGCTAAGAAACTCCTACCAAAAGTAAGACAAAAGGACCGCACTAAGCTTCAAAATAAGGAGAAGTAGAGTGCAATTTAAATCCTTTACACAATATGTTACCGAAGAAACTAAAGATTTAACTGTTGCTTGGGGTAGGTATAATCCTCCAACAATAGGTCATGAAAAACTATTTGCTGCTGTAAATAAGGTAGCTTCTGGTAATAGCTTTAGAGTCTACGCATCTCAAACACAAAAACCTAAAACAGATCCTTTAGACTATAAGACTAAAGTAAAGTATCTTCGTAAAATGTTTCCACGTTATGCAAGATCTATAATGTATGTTCCAAAGGTTCGTACATTATTTGATATGCTCACTACGTGTTACAAAGAAGGTTTTACAAAGTTAACAATTGTAGCTGGTTCTGATCGTGTAAAAGAATACGAAGTATTAGCAAACAAATATAATAACAGAAAAGGCCGTCATGGGTTCTATAACTTTGAAGGTGGTGTTACTGTAGTATCAGCTGGTCAAAGAGATCCAGATGGTGAAGGTGCTTCTGGTATGTCAGCCTCTAAACTTAGAGCTGCTGCAGCTGATAATGATTTCCAAGCTTTTTCAAAAGGTATGCCAAGCGGATTTAAAGATGCACAAAAGCTTTTTAATGATGTTCGTAAAGGTATGGGCCTTAAAGAATCATATGACTATCGTTCACATATTCAATTAGAGTCGGTATCTGAAAAAAGAGAAGAGTATGTAAATGGTGAACTCTATAAAGAAGGTGATTTAGTTGTTGTAAAAGAAAACGATCAAATTGGTACAGTTCTTTTCTGTGGTTCTAACTACGTATTAGTAGAAATGAATGGTGGTAAATACCGTAAATGGATTAATGATATTGAACGTCTTCCTGATGCTATGCAAGTAGAAGGTAAAGA